CTTTAGCATCATTGATAGTCGGAAGAAGTTCAGTGAACTGTTGTTCACGATAATATGCCTTCTCAAGATATGGGAACTTCTTGAATAGGTCAGGATATGCTTTGAGAATTTCCCTTCTCCTGACAGGAGTAACTAGTTCTAATTGTTCTTCAGTGGGTTCTCCAATTTCAGCTTCAATTTCTGCTAATTCATCTACTTCTTCCTCTTCCTGCTCTTCTTCCTCTCCAGAAGGAGCCTCTCCTTTTGTAATTGTCTTAGTAGTTTCTTTAGTATCTTCTTTTGTTTTTGAATCCGATTTCTTTCCCGTATCGATAGGGAGAGTTTCTTCCTCATCACTATCATCAGCTAGAAATTCAATAGTATCTTCTTTTCCCTCAGGGAGGATAGTAGTAGTTCCACCTACTGGACCTGAATCCCCAATAGGACTATTGAACAGTTGCAGATGCTTGATGAACATCACCTTCTCCAGTTATGGGTGCTTCTTTAGAATCTTTAGAATTTGGCTTTTTGCCGGGCGCTGCACCAGAAGCCTCAGCTTGAGCTTGTTGCATACCTTGCATTGAAAGTATCTGATGTATCGAAGCTCCGTATAGAAGTACGTTACGATATCCGTCTTGATTATTAATCTTGGCATCCCTGCCAGTTTCACTGATAACCCACTTACGAACAATCTCGAATGAGATTTGAGGATTACCATAAATTGGGTCAAATTGAACAGAAGGCTGTTCGGGATTAGTCGGGTCAGCAGTGGGCATAGGAGTTGAATTTAGTAGTGTCTTGATATCATCGTATGTCTTCTCGACATCATCCTCACCAGGAACAAAAAAGTCAGTTAGACCAATATGTTCTCGGAGAATAGTAAGATTCTCAGGTGCTCCTAACATAGCCAGAACTTCTGGATTAGAAGCCTGGAGTAGTTGCATCAGCACATCTTTCTGCTGAGCCCAAGTCATTGGAAGATTTTCATTAGCTTCCAATTCAACCCTACCAATTTTTCCTTCTAATTCTGCTTTTCGGATGAAGACATTGATAAAGTTTCCATCTTTATCAAGTTGGACTTCTTTCTCATCACCTTCATCCTTAGTTACTTTAATATACATCGGGATAACTTTCCCGAAGATTTGTTTCCACCAAATAGTGAAAGTCTTCCAATTATTCTGTAATCGCTGTAGCGCCTGCGCACGCGACATCGAATATTGTGATGCAGTCTCAGAACCTTCGATAGCCCCACCAAATAATGAGGGTAGAGCCCCAGATACCAATTGGGCTAGGGATTGTAGTTCATTCAGGAAGGGCATTACTTCCTGACTTAGTGTAGCTGTCTTAGCTTCATAGAATGCTTCATTCAAACTCTTTCCAGTCTTAGGATTAGCTTCATAGATTCCACCCGGAACAGTTTCAATCTGTCTATATGCATTAAAATTCAGGACCGAGGGGTCAGCGAATGTCTGACTGATTCCATGCTCAATAGTCTGCATAATCAAGCTAATTAAGTCATTAACTAATTCCTGCAATGAAACCAATAGTAATCCAAGAGGGTCATGATGTAGATAATCAGAAAGAGGATTATACGTAATAGTCCAGTAGTCATCGAGGCATTCGTTCTCGGATTCTGCGAATTCATCATTCACCAATACTACACGTACACCATCTGGATATTTCTTCTTTAATTTTTCAACCTTCTCGTCCTCTTTAATCACATTAAATGCAGAGGGTCGAAGCCACATATTTCGAATAGTTACAACATTCATGGGGTATTCGCCTTGATACTGTGGACTCAACCGACCCCATTGTTCATAGGGGTCTTTAGGTCCAAGTTCAGTATTAATTTTAGTATTTAACGTTTTATTTCGAAGATGTTCAAATCGCTCTAGTGCGTTAGTATAATGTGTTTCATATGACCAAAGTAGATAGGGAAGGTCACATTGCTTGCGCACATAGTTAGGAATCTTAACGTAAAGTCCTCCCCAACAATCCATCAAAATTCTAGTTTTTGGCTCATTAGTGACTCCAATTAATCGAGTTACGATTAATGTCTCCTGAGATAACTCAGGCATAATCATCTGCATACATGCAGGACAAATATCTGTTCCTACATTCTGTACTAAATCCTGAAGAGGAACATCACTCTGGTCAGGACCATACTTATCCATTTCTAAGTCTAGCCTATCATCCATATGCCTCATTATTAGGTCCTGAGGATTCTGTTGCTGTTCCTGCTGTGGACCTCCTCCTTGGGGCTGTCCCATAGGAGGTTGGGGCAGATTAGGATTAGGTTGTTGAGGCTGTGAACCATTAAACATCATTTGGTCATCAATTGTATGACCACAATTTGGACACTTAGTATACTGGTGAGTTTCCTCCTCCATTCCATATTGCTTATCTTCATAGGTTCCATATTCTTTATCGCACTTTGGATATGAATAGCAAGCTACCATACCTTCTGTGCAAAAAATAAATAGAGCATGAAGCCAAAGTAGAATAACGTCATTATGCCTATAAACCAATTGGGCAATCTTATCTCCTGTTTTGGCTGTAGACAAATCCAGTGGATTATCCGCATCATCAGGATAACATTTAACAGGAGGAACAGTGATGCTGAGAGCAGCGATAATACTCTCAAGATAAGCCCTAAAGATATTAACAGGCTTATCATAATATGATTGGTCAGTATCAGAATCATCTGTCTCTTCATTCCAAATACGCCAATCATGCGCGACTTCGGAATACCACGCTTTCTGAAATCCTTCCCAAAATAACTTTAGTCTACGCCATGTGCGGATTTGCCGTTCGCGCACAGCATTATCTTCTCGGTCAAAATGAAATACAATTTCCTTGAGAAGTCTTTGAATCTCCTCGTCGGGTACTAGTTCATTTTTAGACATTTAATACATCACTGGAAAATTAAGTCCAGGTGGCTGTTGTCCTTGCAAATTTTGTTGATAAATATTCCACAATCCACCTTGCATAGGATTAACTCCAGCAGTTGGATTAGGAGGTGCCATAGGTGACATAACACCAGGAGTAGGTTGTGGTCCCATCGGATTGGGAGAACCGAATTGTACATTTCCAAATGGACTATTAGGAGAACCAGCAGATGGATTAGTTCCCATTCCCATCTTTTTACCTAATTTACCTTTAGCCATCTTACCTAGTCCACCGAATAGTGATGACATACCATTAGGCATTCCTGGTGCATTAGGCTGACCCTGAGGATTAGGACCCATAGGTTGTCCCATCCTATTCCCCATAGCAGCTAATCCACCAGCCATTCCTGTAGGATTCTGGCTACCATCTTGATTATTTCCCTGCATTCTTTGCCAAAATGAGCCCATATCCATTACATCATCCCAAACCTTTTCCTGAAGTTATTCGATGGCCCGGCATCTACTGTATTACCAGCCCTAGTCTTTTTCTGATTAGGAGTAGCTTTAGGATTATCTTTTCGTTTCTTAGCCCTCGCGAAAAAATTCTGGTCACTCTTTGGACCACCGCCATATCCTGGTACATTCTTAGTGGACATTTTTCTTCCTCTTAAAAGATTCGGATGGCCCTGTATCTACACCTTGTTTCTTCCTTTTATTAGCTGTCGCATAGAATACTCTCTTAGCCTTTTCTGGGCCATAAGATTTCTTCATATTAGACATAACTTCCGAACCATGCCCACCAAAATACTTACTGATTGGCATATCTCTTTCTCAAAGCTGGAGTAGCTGTATCTACTCCCTTATGCATATTTGGTAACCATAAATCTCGACTACCTGTAACTGGGTCAACATAATACGGTATATGAGTGCGTTGTGCTCTATCTCGTTCGGTTTGATATGCTTCCATTTCAGAACTACGCCAATAGTATGGGTCATTCATTGGACTATTTTTCGGTACACCAGCCGGAACTTTAGCATCAGGCTGAAACATACCCATAGCAGTTTTCCACCAGGGTGTAGTTTGAGCCTGCCTACTATGAGTTAGTTCATGCGCGATTGTCTGTTCCTGTTCAGTAGGAGATTGTCCAGACATCATATTTGGGTCATAAGTAATGTTTCCAGTGAATGGATTAGTCACAGCGAGTGCGCCGCGAGGCATCATTAATCCAGTTAGAAAACTTCCAAGACCACCACTAGATGGACTAAGAGTCACAGGTTTAGTATCGGGATATTCTCCCATAACCTTAGTCATAGCACGCTGCATGGACTCATCCAGCAGTTTGTTGCGACTCTCTAGCTCGCTTGGCATCTTCTACTTCTTTTTCGAAATCTCTTATTTCATCAGTATCCGGTTGTGCAGCCTTCTTTATAGCCTCAGCCTTAACTCTATCCTCAGATTCCAACATTTGTTTCCGCACCATCCAAGGAATCTTCTTAATCGGTGTCATTATTTGAGGTGGCCCCGGTTCAACTGTTGGAGTAGGTTTCTCCATGATACGTTCAAGTAACTTTTCATTCTGTTGATTAGCAATTGATAACTGACCTTTCAATGTTTCACATGATTCACAATACTTCGGCCCGGTATCATCAAGTTGTCGCTTTCTGACTTGATATTCATATTTCATCGCATAAATTTGTTGAATCCAATCAAGTATAAACATTATGCCTCATTCTTCGAACCTTTATCGAGTATTTGTGTAGACCAATCAGGGTGAATCATCATAATTCCGCCCGGCTCAATTGGTCCTTTCTGTTTGAGAATTTTCTTCGATATACCTTGACCTTTTGATTCAGCCATAGCATGAAGCAGAGTAGTAAGTCGATTATGAGTAACAGCCATATCATTACGTCCATTTTCTACTAGGTCTTTCAAAAATGGAACTACTCGTCCAAGAAATTGATTATAGGACTCGCCCCCAGGAACTCGCTCATCCGGATTATCGATATAATGATGAATAGCTTGCAAATTAGAAGAAACTGACTTTCCCTCGAACTCACCAATATGCCAATCTTTTAATCCATCATTCTTTTCAAATTTAGAACCTAGTTCATTACTAATCTCATCAGATGTTTGAACCGCGCGCTTCAGGGGCGAAGTGAAATGATTCTCAATAGGAATATTAAATTGCTTTAGTTTATCAGCCGTATTCATGGCTTCATTTCTACCATGCGGAGATAGAGGAATATCTTTCCAACCACGGAACTTATCATCTCCCCCAGGTCCGTTTAATTTAGTCGAACCATGTCTAACGACGACCAGCACGTATCCTCTCTATGGTATAATTCTGGGGTTTGCAGGTATGACCGGGGGGTTTGCAACGTATACGAAACTTAAAGGGGTGCTTTTTGCACTCTCCCCAGCAATATTTGTCGAAGAAAAAGTAACTGTGTGACTACCTTGAGTGAATACAGGAATAGGGGCTTGACATTGAAATGGAGATGTTGTTCCAGAACAAGTTGTATTCGCTAGAATTGTTCCAGTCGAAGCACCATCAGGATAATACTTGTAAGTATATCCCTGCGCGTCTGACAATTGTAATGCAGCCTGGTCAAAGGCGAACTTGGATGTGGATGTTGCCTGTGCTTGCGCGAATGCAAATGCACTAAGTGCGGAGAATAGAATTGCAAACAAAATCTTCTTCATTATTGTCTCCTAGCCCTGTGATATCTCCTAATCGGTTGATTAACCGGATTAGCCGCTTCTAATTGACGCATATTTCGATAATATGCAGTCCAATCATGATTTTCTGATAACAATTGGGTAAGTTTTTCCTGCTTCTGAACTTTCGCAAATTCCGATTCTGCAGTTTGAAAGTATCTTTCAGCGGAATCAACCGCATAACGTAAATCGTCGTAGGGGTCATCGCCCTCAAACTCCGCAACATCTTCTGCTGCTTTACCATCCTTCGACTTCTTATCATAAGAACACGCCTTGATGGTTTCAATCATCGTTGGACAACAATTAGAATGTCCTTCATGAAGGGTGTCATTACAACAGAATATTTGTAGTTTAGGAATGTTTGTTTCTTCCTCAGGTGGGTCAAATAATCGAAGATAATCCTTGTAAGCTTCGAGCCCTTTATTACGAAGA